ATGACGACAGGGATATTGAATTTATCCAGTTTAAACGCTGGTTGACAAAGCTTTACAATGAATCTACTCTACAGCTAGACTATAAGAGTTGTGAAATGATTGCAGAGGACTTATATGCTATCATCTCAGATCGCTATCCTGGCAGGTCTATTGAGATTGAAGTAAGCGAAGATGGCGAAAACGGATGTAATATTAAGTGGAATAATGAATAATTTTCCAGTAAAGACATCAACTGGCTGTAGATTGAAATGGGCTTGGAGCACAATATTTCTAAGTCGTTCAACTACAGCCAGTTGCCATAGAGTCAAGCAAGATAGACTAACATTAGATACATTTGATCAATTTCATAATCTTCCTAGAAAATTAAATGATAGAAAACTAATGCAAGAAGGTCAGTGGCCTGGTCTTGGTTGTGAATATTGTAAAAATATTGAAGATGCTGGCGGATATAGTGATAGACAAGCCCATCTTCAAGATGAATTTAATAATTTAACTACTGTTGAGTCATTAGCTGATCCTAATGCTATCGAAGTAACTCCCAGATTACTAGAAGTTTACTTTAATAATACCTGTAACTTTAAATGTCTTTATTGCGGTCCGTGGTTCAGCAGTAAGATTGCTGCTGAACTAAAGATGCATGGACCTATGGAAACAATTGAATGGCAGGATCAATTTGATCAATGGCAGATGAATCCAACATATAATCTAATGGTTGAAAAACTATGGATTTGGTTAAAGGAACATCGACATAAAATCCATACTCTACAGGTATTAGGCGGTGAACCATTACTTCAAAAAGAATTTGAAGACTGCTTGTCATTCTTTGACGATAATCCTAGTCCAAATTTAAATCTTGTTATTGTTACTAATCTAAGTTCAACTGACGAGAAAATGGATTATTTTATTAATCGTTTTAAGCAGTTGCTGGCTAAACGCAAGCTCAAAGGAATTCAAATAACTGCTAGTTTGGATTGCTGGGGCGAGCAAAGCGAATACATTCGTAGCGGGTTGGATCTTAAACAGTGGGAGCGTAATTTTAAAAAATTACTAGCTGTTAAGTGGATTAATTTACAGATCAATCATGCCATTAATGTTTTGAGTATCAAGTATATGCCTGAAATGTTATTGAAAATTAAAGAATGGAACAGTATTCGTAAAATTTACAGTAACTTTATGACTGTTCAATTACCTCTTTTTATGAATCCTGCATTGTTTAATAATGATATATTCGATAAGGATTTTGAAATCATAAATTCATTGATGTTGGATGATTCAACACATGATAAAAATATTAAGAAGTATATGGAAGGCATACAACAACAAATATCTTCAACCAAACCAAATATCGAAGAGATTGTAAATTTAAAGAAGTATCTCGAAGACATTGATAAACGTAGGAAAACTGATTACACAAAACTTTTTCCATGGTTAGTTGAAGAATTTAATAAAACCATTGACACATCCAAGCAATGAAGCTAAACTATAATAGTTAGATAGACTAACAAATTGGTTTTTAACTCAAACTAAGTAGGACTAGAATAAATGATTAAGAATCGTAATGTGAACCGTGTGTTCAATGATCTTGACGATTATCGTGAATTTTGTGTAACATATGGTTATGTATTCGATGAAAAGGATCTGTACAAGCGCAATAGCCTTGGATATGTCCAGTACGAGCGTTGCCGGCGAAGCGATAGTTTTGTAGATAAGTGGGCTGATGATGCAGCGCATTTTGCCAAACGAGTAGCTTAATATTTTAAAGTCTCTCCAGTAATAGGGAGAGACTATTTTTATGTACTAGCGGACATGTGGATATGAATATGCCTTGGCTCACTGAGACATGGGAAGCTGTAGATTTTCCACTTATTAATGCCAGTCAAGGAAAATGGCATAATCGTAATGCTACGCTAACAGGATTAAAATCATTACTTCAAAGAGAAAATTTGAAGATGTATGATGATTATGTTATATTAGCTAATCCTGAATACAAAGATTATCGTGTTATTACTGTAAAATTTAAAGAAGAAGGGCAAGGACTTATCTGTTTGCTACAGTGGTTTGGAAGCCAATATTATAAGGATCGAACATGACAGTTTATCTAGTAGATTTAGAAGCAGTCACAACACGTTACACAGCACAATGGAAACAGTATCTGCCAGAGCAAATGCGAACAGCCAGTCTGGAAGTAGTTGTTATCAGCGGCGGAGATGTTCCGCAAGCAACAACGCCTGGGGCTTTCTTAAATTTTGCTGGCACTAATAGCTATAAGAGTCAGCAGCTATTGCAGATTTCAGAACTATTTGCTAGTGGTACAGTTAAAGCTGGCGACTACTTCCTCTATACTGATGCGTGGAATCCAACTGTCATCCAAGTAAAGTATATGAGTGAACTTCTTAAAATCCCAGTTAAGTTAGGCGGTATGTGGCATGCCGGTAGCTATGATCCACAAGATTTTCTAGGTAGATTAATTGGTGATACCCCATGGGTTCGTAATGCCGAATCTAGCATGTTCTATTGTTATGATCATAACTTCTTTGCTACCAAATTCCATCTTGATATGTTTTGTTTGAATCTGTTTGATGAGCCATCGAGCGAGGAGTTTATAGAATGGCACAAGGATAAGATCCATATTGTTGGTTGGCCAATGGAATATCTAAATGATATCCTTGCCCCATATGTTAATACTGAGAAGAAGAACAAGATTATTTTCCCCCATCGCCTTGCTCCTGAGAAGCAGCTGGAGATCTTCAATGATCTTGCTGCATCGATGCCAGAATATGAGTGGTTCGTTGCACAGGACCATCAGTTGAGCAAGCACGAATATCATACACACCTTGCTGAGAGTAAGATTGTGTTTAGTGCTAACTTACAAGAAACATTAGGCATTTCGGTATATGAAGGCGCTATAGTTGGAACATCTCCACTTGTTCCAAATCGACTAAGTTATAATGAGATGTGGGATACATTCTTCAAATATCCAAGCGATTGGACTAAAGATTGGAATCATTATCTGCGTAATAAGAATCGTTTGATTGAAAAGATCCATAATATCATGGGTAGTAATAATGAAGATCTACCACGAACAATCAGAAAACTTAATAATGCCTCTACTGATAATTTCTTTAATGGCAAGAAACTTTATAAAACAATTATTGATTCCCAGGCCTAAATAAAGTATATTAAAACATATCGCAATACCTACTGCGTGATCATAAGGAAATTAAATGACTGTATCGGAAACTATTCGTAATCGTATTAAAGCTGACGGCGGGCGTTATTGGGCCGGAGATAATATTTCAGAATATATCTATTTTGATGAATATGACCAGTTGATTGAAGAAACAACTGGTGCATTTGAACAGGTATTGGATGCACTTGTAATTGATCGTGAGACTGATCCAAATAGCAAAGGCACTGCAAAGCGTCTAGCTAAGATGTATTTTAATGAAGTAATGAGCGGACGTTATAGCCCTGCGCCAGATGCAACAAGTTTTCCCAATGATGGAAATGATGCATATACTGGTATGTTGGTTGTTCGTAGCGAGCTAAAATCAATGTGTAGTCACCATCATCAGCCAGTAACTGGTGTTGCTTATATTGGTATTATTGCTGCTAAGAAGTTGATTGGGCTCAGTAAGTATACACGCATTGCCCAATGGTGTGCTCGCCGTGGGACATTGCAGGAAGAACTATGTAATGATATTGCTCGTGAGATTCAAAAGGCAACTGGATCTGAAGACGTTGCTGTTTATATCCAGGCCCAACATGGCTGCTGTGAGAACAGAGGTATTATGGCACATAGTTCACTGACACAGACTACCGTACTCAAGGGTGGGTTTAACACTGATGCTGGCACAAAGAAGGAATTCTTTGATAACATTAAGCTACAACAGGACTTTGCTAAATGACAAGACTTGATCCCCCAATTCCACTTATGACTCCTAAAGGTCGTGCGTTAGCGCACTTCCTTATTGATTATGGCCCAGAACATGATCTCATGTGGGTTTGTTTTCAAGATGACACCGGCGAGTGCTGGACTTGGGAGAACGCACATATTCGTGCAAGAGTAAACCATACAATGGGAAGAAAGAAAATTTCGAGGATTGAAGAATGATTCTATTAGATAAGAATGTATTAGAAGTTGGATATACATGGGGCGTTAAGAAGCTGGGCAATGGACATTGGCGCCCTGCTTGGAAGATTGATCTAGCTGCGGTAGGCGAGTGGGAAACTCAGGAACTTGCCAAGCAAGAGTGTGATCGACGCAACAAGAGGTGGTGGAAATGAAGTGGTTTAATAATTGGTTTAGAAAGAAGTGTAAAGAAGCGTGGATGACTCGTGATGATGAGCCAGCAAATCCGTATCCTAAAAATATTGTATCAGTAACAGCATCATCACATCGCAGCGGGTTGGATTCATATGGACTAAATTTAAGCATCTATGGTGCTGACGGTGGTACAGTAATGGAATTTAGACACTATGATCATGCCAAAGATCGCAGCGATTATTCATTACATGTCATTAGTCAAAATGAGAACTTTGAAGAGCGTGTAGCACATGCAATTACTATGGAAATGATGCGTAAAGGAATTACACGATAATGGCAAAATATTATTCAACTAAGACATATGGAACAGACAGAGGGCTTAGTTGTTGCTTTCGTCAGTGGCGTGCTACACATAGTCATTGTAGTACACTACATGGGTATAGCCTAGGAATTAAGTTGGTATTCGAAAGTGAAACATTAGATGATCGTAATTGGGTATTTGACTTTGGTGGACTAAAGCAGTTTAAGGATTGGTCCGAAGCTATGTTTGATCATACACTTGTGATTGCTGCTGATGATCCCCATATCAAGTTCTTTAAGAAGATGAACGATATTGGATATGATGGCATGACGACTGGAGTTCCACATGAGCGTGGGGCAATCTGTGATCTGCGTATTGTTCCAGGTGTTGGCTGCGAGATGTTTGCTAAGATGTGTTATGATGCAATGGAAAGTCTATTAGAAGCGTATAAGAAGACTGGCGGTCGTTATCCAATTGGACAAACAGTACGTCTTAAGTCGGCTGAAGTATTTGAACATGCTGGTAATTCAGCAATATATGAGGGTTAAAAATGAGCAAGATTAAAGTAGCAGAACTATTCTATAGTCTACAGGGTGAAGGTCAGTATCTTGGAGTTCCTAGCGTTTTCCTACGTGTATTTGGTTGTAATTTTCAGTGTCCTGGCTTTGGTATGCCTCGCGGGGAATCAAGTAACGAACGTATGGCTATCGACCCTAGCAAGTATAACACTTATGATAATCTACCTCTCGTTCATACTGGTTGTGATAGCTATGCATCTTGGGATGTTAGATTTAAACATCTTTCCCCCATGATGTCTGTAGAGGAAATCGTAGACAAGATGGAATCATTGCTGCCAATGGGAAGATTTGGAAGGAATAAGCATCTTATTCTAACAGGTGGTGAACCTCTATTAGGGTGGCAGCGTAGCTATGTTGATCTGTTTGAAGAGATCAATAAGAGAGATATGAATCTAACTCATATCACATTTGAAACTAATGGCACACAGACACTTAACGAAGATATGGTTAACTATCTAAATGAGACGGATATTGATATTACGTTTTCAATTAGTTCAAAGATCCCCAGTAGCGGCGAGAAGTGGGAAGATGCTATTAAGCCAGACGTAGTAAGTGATTACTTTTATCAACTTGCTAATGCCAGTGGATACTTTAAGTGGGTTGTCAGCAATGAAGATGATTTCCAGGATATTGTAGCTGCGGTTGATGCGTATAGGGATCACGAAGTAAAAATTCCTATATATCTTATGCCAGCTGGCGGAACTACACTAAAGTATAATGAAAATGAAAAATGGGTAGCTGATTTGGCTATGCAAAATGGGTGGCGTTATACTCCAAGATTACAAGTTCAACTTTGGAAGAATGCTTGGGGTACTTGACAACTCAAGTAAATAGTGTATACTAATAATAGTCCAAAAGGAGGCTGCTATGCGTAAGATTGCTATTGCTATATTTGGGATTGGTACTACTCTGCTTTCAATTCTACCTGCGGAAGCACAGTATTATCAAAATCGTCACCCTCGTTATCAAAATCATCGTTATGCTCCTCCTGTTCAACATCATCATAGATTATATAATAGGAATGGATGGGGTGGATCTGCTATAGTTGGCGGATTAGCATTAGGTCTTGGCGGTGCCATAATTTATGATCGTTATCGTCGTTCTTGCTGGATTGAGGAACAGGATGTAGTAGATCGTTATGGTCGCTACTTAGGCACTGAGGATGTAAGGGTTTGCAATTGAGTATCTTTGATTGGTTTAAAAAAGAAGTTAAACAGGTTGAACCTGTCGTAGAAACTCCAGTTGTTACTCAAATAGAAAAGCCAAAGCCTAAAAAGCCACGTAAGCCAAAAGAAAAGAAAGTAGCTCCTACTAAAGTAGCTCCTACTAAAGTAGAACCTAGAGTTGATATTCTAAAATTTGATTTTGATACAGCTAACCCTCGATTGGGATCCATTGAATTAGATTGGAATGATGAATTTGTTGAGCTTCTACAAAAGCACGGATATGCAGGATTAACTGCCGAAGATATTGTCGATGCTTGGCTAAATGATGTTTGCAAGAACATTGCAGCAAATCAATTTCAAGGAGCCAATGTGACACCAGAAGCACTAGCTCCTTCAAATATTGTTTCTAGAAAACCCCTGGGTGGCGGAAAAACTGAAGTTTCATGATATATGTCAATGGTGATGGATTCGCTTCTGCTTGTTATGCAGCGAATCAATATGCAGTTGCCAATGAGGATGTTATACATTTCCTTAAAGGGGAAGTACCCCATCCTATAAATTTAAGTGTTAGTTTTGCTAAAGTATTAAGCAATATACTTCATCAACCTTTAAGGATTGAAGCTAACTATAAATCTTGCCAAGCTAAGATTTTTAGAGAAACAATGACTGCCATTGAAAATTCGAGAATGATTAGTCATGTGGTAATCACATGGCCTAATTTTTATCGAGGTGAAGTATGGCAATATGACACTGATGTTCAATTTGAATTTGGACAAAAAAACAATCTCATAACCAATCGAGATGTATTAAAAGATATAGAATTGTATCTGAGAAATTTTAGCATTGAAAATGCATATAAAGAATTCAATCGCATGTTAGAAGAATTATGCGAAGAGATGGATCGCCGCGAAATACGATATGTTATGGCAATGAGCAATTACCAGTTTGATTCTAAATTTGGTAATTGGGTTGTCCCAATAATCGAAGCATGGGCTAAACCATTGGAATTTTTAAATCCAAATGGATATTTGACAACAAAAGGTCATATGGAATTAGCTAAATTAATGATTCCTTACTTGACAAATCCAATATATTAGCATATATTAGTAATATGAAATACTTACTGGTTGACACATCGAACATGTTCTTTCGCGCTCGTCACGTTGCTGCTCGTGGAGCAGACAGCTGGAGCAAAGTGGGGATGAGTCTCCACATCACATTCAATGCACTGTTGAAGACATGGCGGCAGGTTAAGCCCGACCATGTTATCTTCTGTCTTGAAGCAAGGAGTTGGCGTAAGAGTCATACTGAGACCTATAAGCGTAATCGACAAGATCTTAAAGATGCTATGAGCAAGACTCAAGCAGAAGAGGACAAGCTGTTTTGGGAGACATACGATGACCTTGTTAAGTGGCTTGATGCTAATACTAATAGCAGCGTCATTCGTTGCGATCACGCTGAGGCTGATGATCTCATTGCTCGCTGGATTCACCTTCATCCTGACGACGATCATATCATATGTAGTACTGACACTGATTTTTATCAGCTACTGGCGCCCAATGTAATCATTGAAAATGGTGTAACTAATCAGACTATTAAGTTAGATGGCTTCTACGACGATAAGGGCAAGCCAGTAAAAGATAAGAAAACTGGAGAGCATAAGGTTCCTGGCGATCCCAAATGGATACTGTTTGAGAAGATCATGCGTGGCGATGCTACTGATAACGTATTCAGCGCATATCCAGGTGTGCGTACTAAGGGCACTGCTAAGAAGGTTGGGCTTATTGAAGCGTTTGAAGATCGTGATAAGAAAGGCTATGCTTGGAATAACATGATGCTTCAGCGTTGGACTGACCATGATGGCAAGGAACATCGCGTGTTAGACAAGTACGAGCAGAACCGTACACTAATTGATCTTACTTGCCAACCTGACGATATTAAGCAGGGCATTGATGATTATCTCATGAGCATTGAGCCTAAGAATGCTAGCATGGTTGGTGCTAAGTTTATAAAGTTCTGTGGCAAGTATGATCTTGAGCGTATGAGCCAAAATGCGCAGGGTGTAGCAGAGATTCTAAGTCAGAAACTTCCAAAGGAGAAAATAAATGAGCCAGCGTGATATTAATGTTGTTCGAGAATTAGAACGTAGATGCGATATTTTGATTGAAAACGCAAAGCCTGATGAAATTGTAACTGGTATGTCTGGATCTATGTTTCGTTTTCAGATGGCATTAGCTCCTACTGGATATCCATTTGAACCTGAAAGCTGGATGGATGAGCAATACTTAACTCCTATTATTGATGAAAAAACTTTTGAAAGTACACTGTACGATACAACTTTTGATAGATTATACAAAAAGGCTCGTCGAAAGGTAATTGGAAATGACTGATAACCTATATTCGTGGACCGTAGAAGTTGTAACAGATCCAGATACAGGAGAGCTTATGCTGCCATTCCCCCCAGATCTACTAAGTCAGATGGGCTGGAGCGAAGGCACAGATCTATCTTGGATTGACAATGAGAATGGTTCGTTTACCATTAAGAAGAAGGAACCAAAGGTTGAAGAGCCTGAAATCGATGATAACGTAGGATGTTGATATGAAAGCCAAAACTATTGTTGAGAACAAATTTTGGATTCTTGAAGAAGAAGATGGCAATCGTATTGGAACTATTTCTCTTAAAGGAAACGCAATTATTGCTGTAATTGGAAATCGAAGCGAAACATTTAAGAATCTAGATGAACTTGCCAATAGGTATAATGTAAGCTTCAACAAGCGTTCAAAGCCTAGTAAGTCTATAGTAGATATGGAAGTATATGACTTCCCAACAGCTCATACTCCATATAATGCACTATGGCATGTAGAGCGTAAGTTGCCAATCTATACTAAGACTAATAAGAGCAACAGTTATCATTGTGCAGGATATTACATTATCCGTTTTGAACATGGTTGGGTCAAAAGTTTTAGTCCCAAGCTTATTACACTACAGCGTTATGAATATAAAGGTCCATTCAAGAGTAAGTTTGAAATGATGGAACAGCTAAGGATTTATAATGAGCACGTTTAGTGGTTATCATATCCAACAGTTTAATCAGAAGTGTAAAGCACTAGTTGGCGAAGGTAAAGTAGTATATTCTCACAAGGAATTACGAGATTTACAGGGTGAGATTTTAGATTTATTGCTTGCACTGCGAACAGCTGAACAGACTATTACGGACATGAAAGTCCAACCAAAAGAAGTCACTATTGAATTGCAGGGCGGTAATTTCTAGTGATAAATAATACAGTGAATCAAAGTAAGTTGAGTTATGTCAAGACCTAAACCCAGTGTTCTATTAGAACAAGCAGATAAAACAACCTATAAGTCAGATCAAGTTTTGGCTAGCGAAGGTATCTGGGCAGTTTATTATGATTCAAAACCTATTAATTTAAAAACTGCAAGTTTAATAAGTCAATATCCTGGACCCAAGTATAAGAAAGTAAGTTTTTCTAACCCCGGACATGCGATCAATTTATGTAAGAAACTTAATACTAAGTTTAAGACAGCAAAGTTTTCCGTGGTGATTCTAAATCAAGGATCACAGATATTCCCAACGAAACCATAAGAACTAAACTAGATTGGACTTTGGAACTTGCAGAATACGCCAAGGATGTCATACCTCATCTTAAGAATGTAGAAGCAGGTTTTCCTTTATTTTGGTATAATGCAAATCACAATCGTGGATATAAACTTACTAAAAGAGGATTTGATATACTGATCGAACGAAAATATCCAAGTTGGTTCTTTCGAATACCTTACACATCTTGGACTAATTCTAATACAGTATTACTAGATCAGAAAGCATTACATCCTTGGTATTTAGATAGACAGGGAGTTACATTTTTTTATGAACAATTGGCAATTGCAATGGAATTATCAAATAATAATGTTGACACAGCCGTTAATCTAGTGTATTGTTAAATAGTAATGAGGTTAAACGCTTAATAGTTTCGCGTGTGGTCATGGTTAACTACACAAATGCGGGGTTGTCATATTGGTTGTGTCCTAGCCTTCCAAGCTAGTCAAAGGAGTTCGATTCTCCTACCCCGCTCCATTTTTTCGACCAAACAAGGAACAGTATAAATGGCTAGCAAAACTACCCCAAATTGGTCGCAGCGTATTGAAGAGAAGATGCCTACTTCAGTCGTGTATACCAGGAAGAATACTCCACTTGATATGTGGAAGCAGATGGTTGTTGAAGAGCTTATTAGGAAGTCAGCAGCAAATTTGGAACTTAATCAGCTGGCAGCACTACATGCTTGGGAGGGTGATGCTACTCCTTCTAGCTATGCTTATACCCTATGGCAGCGTGAAGTCCGTGCAGAAGACAAGCGCCGCAACCCAATGGGTTAACATTTATATTGCTATTGTAACAGTATTTGTTACAATTGGGCTGCTGCTTTGGGCAAGGTTTGGGCCAGAAATTTACTGGAATTTCCTAACTTTTGCCCAAATGTGTTGAATTTCAATAACTTAGCATGAAATCTTTTTGGTTGACGATATGGGTATCGGTGCTATTATGTATTATAGGGAATGAGGAGAGCAACATGTCTTACGTCGTTTATGATGTTGGAACTACCCAAACTGTTAATGAGAAGCGTTGGAGTCGTGAGACCTTCAAAACTGAAGCGGCTGCTAAAGCTGCTCGCACGAGGATGATCAAGAAGTGGAAGTATGAGCCCACTCAGCTTGAGATTGCTGAAGTTGCTTTTTATACACAGAGCATTGCTGCTACTGTTACACGCACTAATTTGATGACGGGCAATACGTATCAGGAAAGCGTCAATACACCTATGTGCTGCTCTCCCTCTAGCGAAACTTACTGGAGCAAGTAAAAATGGAATATAATACACGCACAGTTTTTGCTGCCGCTGTTCGAGCTCATCGTGAGAATGATGGCTATTCTAGTTCTCGTCGTATTGAGGATATTAGAAACGAGCTTGACAATGTTGTTGGCGAGAAGGTAATCCATCGTAATTTGGATCTTGTCACAAGCTATCTATCTGACAATATTGAATTCAGTGAAGACTGTTATGCCGAAGCTGATGCCATTATGGATTACTATAAAGGCAAGCTAATGGATCTTATGTCAGGCAAGCTTAATAGCTATAGCCAAAGTGCTATGGTTGCTGCCAATGCAGAATCTATTACTAATACTCAACAGCTTGGATTGATTGCCAGCTTGCCAAAAGCATATCGGCAGAGTAACCGTTTTGATACCATGCTCGAAGCTAAAGATTATGCACAAAAGCAAAGTGTTCATTTTGGTAATCCTGGCGATGCTTATGAGGGTATGATTGAGATCATTGCTAGTATCTATAGCAGCAAGTGGTTTAGGCATTTTCATACCGCAAAGGATTTGAAAACCAATGCGGTTGTGAATTTTAGCAACAGTGATAGTTTAGTTATTGGGCGTAAAATTCGTGTTAAAGGTCGGATCAAAGACCATGTAGAAAATAATGTTACTAGATTGAACTACGTGAAAATACAGGTTGACGACGACGCATAAGAGTATATACTAACATAGTAAAGACAAGCCAAACACATTTGGAGGTGCAAAATGGCAACTAAGGGTAAAGATACTAATTCACTTACAGAACAGCGCAGTGTAACTCTTGACGCCGCGAAGCGTGAGATTAAGGTTGCAATGCGTAAGAAGCGTCCAATTTTCCTTTGGGGTCCTCCAGGTATTGGCAAGAGCGAACTGATCGCAGACATTTGCGAGGAAATGGGCGGCAAGCTTTATGACTTGCGTCTTGCACTTATGGATCCCAGTGATCTAAAAGGTGTGCTGTATTACAATACCGAACTGCATAATGCAACATGGTCGGCGCCGCCCGATCTTCCCAGCAAGGAAACTGCTGCTAAGTATCCTGTTGTTGTGCTGTTTCTAGATGAGATGAACAGTGCTCCGCCTGCTACGCAGGCAGCTGCTTATCAGCTTGTGCTTAATCGTCGTGTTGGTACATATGAGCTGCCAGACAATGTTGTGGTAGTTGCTGCTGGTAACCGTGACACTGATCGAGGTGTTACATATCGTATGCCTGCTCCGCTTGCTAATCGTTTCATTCACTTGACACTGCGTCCAGACTTTGAGACCTGGCAGACTTGGGCAATTCTTAATCAGGTGCATCCAGACGTTGTTGGTTACATTACTGCTAACAAGGTTGATCTGTTTAACTTTGATCCTAAGACTTCAAGTCAGAGCTTTGCTACACCTCGTAGCTGGTGCTTTGTTAGCGAGCTGCTTCGTGAAGAGACTCTTAATGAAATTGAACTGACTGATCTGGTGTCTGGTACAGTAGGCGAAGGTGTTGCACTTAAGTTTAATGCACATCGTAAGGTATCTGCTAACATGCCTAATCCTACTCACATCCTTGAAGGTAAGGTTAAGGAGCTTAAGAACAAGGACATTGGTGCTTGCTACTCGCTTACTGTTGCACTGTGTTACGAGCTTAAGGAAGCCTGGGACAAGTATGGCACAAAAGATGAGAAGGGCAATGATCGTTTCCATGCAGAAATGGATAACGTGTTCCGCTTCATTATGGATAACCTAAATGTTGAGTTGCAGGTTATGCTTGTTCATGCTGCTCTTACTACATATCAGTTGAAGTTTAAGAGTTCCAAGATGAAGAACTTTAAAGAGTTTAATCAGAATGCGGGCAAGCATGTCTTGAGCGCAATACAGAGCTAAAAACTATTGGGGGCGAGCACCTCCAAGTAGTTGCCCTCGATAACGGAAAAGCCCTGCTATAATATGCAGGGCTTTTTTGTTTAATAGTATCTAAATTACTTTGTTTTAGGTGCTTCAATTACCTCAGGTGCTGGAGGAGCAGGGATTTCGTTTAACCAACTAATGTTGTCAGATGGAAAACCTTGTCGAGATATCAAAACCATTTGCCCATTATAAGTCACCACATGTGCTTCATAGCCTGCCATTCTAGCACACTTCTCCATTGCTTCATTCATATCAGGCAAAGCAACTGTATAATAATGACTATGATTAGGGTACATTACATCTAATTCCTCGTATAATGATGCCATTTAAATTCTCCTTCGTTATATATATTTAGTTCCAGAACTGTATTGGCGCTAAGGGTTTGGTTGCTGCGATATCTTGTATACCAGTGCCATAATTTCCTGTTTTAAATTTATTTACTAAACCAGTTATCGGAGTATTAAGTAACGCAAAATTAAATGTACCTAAAACAGATAAACCAAATCTAGTTCCACCCTTATAACCAGTAAGTGATGAATAGTATAGATTATCGCGGGCGAGCCCAGTATTTCTTAGATTAGTTGAATATGATGCTTGAGCAATAATCTCTGGGTCCCAGAATGTAACACTAATAGGAGTTGAAGTGTTTAATCCATTTAGACTACTAGTCGGAATGGTGATATTATATACGACATAATTATCAGTGATTGTGCCACTCTGATCTGCTACCGCTGTCGTCGTTTGAGTGGTTGCTCCATATGATCTAACTGTTGCTCCACTGAATCTTACCGACGGCCAAATTATTCTAACTGCTCCAACACCACCGCTAGCACCACCATCACCTAAGTTGTCACCAGCACCGCCACCGCCGTAACTGCCACCTGGGCCAGAGTAAGTTGCGCCACCTTCGCCTGCTCCGTTGCCGCCTCCAGAACCACCACCACCTGGACCTGACGGACTAGCATAACCACCAGTACCACTGGATCCAGCAGCGCCTTGCGAGCCATCAGTACCTAAGATGCCAACACCACCACCACCACTTCCACTATTGCCGTCTGCATTAGATATGTTAGCTCCGCCACCACCACCACCACCAGATCCACTAGTAGCAGCAGTAGCAGCACGAGCACCCGGGAATGGATTGGCCCCTGTTCCACCATTGCCATTGTATCCACCTGCGCCGCCGCCACCAGCACCTACGTAGTTATAGCCCTGTCCGTTT